CTGAACTATCAATAGTTATACCGTCAATAGTTGTTGCAGTTTTTGTTTTACCATTAATTGGATTAAACATATCCAATGTAAGATCAGTTGTTGGTGTTGGTAAAACCTCTGTCTTATATAGATTATAAATAGTTTCAAAAGAAGATTCAGCCACATAAAAATTAATTTTATCGCTTCCGTCTTCCAAATCATTTATAATATCTTCTATGAATAAAGTGGAATTATCAATCTTAGCCTGACTAAAGAATGAACCTGAGAATACTTCTTTAATAACCAAACTATTTTCAGCATCAATAACTTCAATTCTGAAATTCTTATAGTTATTATCTTTATCTGCTTGTGTAGCTGAACTAATCCTAATTCTAAAATTATTTCCATAAACACCACGACCTTGTACATAAGCACCAAATAGTGGATAAGTCATGAAACCATCTATATCAGGATCACCATCTTCCATAGCATCAACTAAAGCACCAAACTCTTCTTTATTAACTAGATTAGGTATGAAACTTGCTTCATGTTTAATTATTAAGCTAGGTGAACCGGTTTCTCCTTCACCAGGAGTATTAACCTTAACCTTTGCAACAATTACAACATTGGCATACGCTGCATCCATGGGCATAACTCTCATGCACCAGCCTTTAGCTTGACCTGTAGATAAATATGCATAAGGCATATAACCCGGCTGTCCGTATATTTTATATGATGGATTACCATATTCTTCTATGTAATCAGGATTATTATCAAATTGAAGTAAAACGTTATCACGACCTTTACCTGATGCAAATACTGAAATGAATCTATATCCATCAACAGCAGGATTAACGATAGGCTGTACAATTGTATTATCATTTATATATGTTTCTACATGTGGATGTTGATATTCAGGAATTATTTGTCCTTGTCTAGGCATATTTTTTCGACCTCCTCGACTATTATTTTTAATTAATTGTTCGATTTCATCATTACATTTTTATTATTTTCTCTATTGGCGATATAGTTTCTTCTTTACCATATTTTTTAATATTTAAAGAAGATGTTAACATAGCATCAAAGTCTTCAAATGTTAAAGCTGCAAATGTTGAGTTACGTGCACATATTTCTCTTATATTAGCTGGTATATATTCATAAGGTGATATACTTGGATCTTTTCCAGCCATTTTACCATATGTTTCTTCAGGTTTATTTTTATTACGATAAACCTCTTTTATAACAACTTCTAAAACAGTAGAAGGAACACCAAGTTTAACACCATTCATTGTTAGATTCTTTTGCCATATTTCTAATATTTGATTATAAGGAATTGTTAAAGGTAATTTACCATGAGTTAATAAACTAAGAAATAATTCAACATTACTACTATCTTGTGCTATACTATTAGCCATAAGTTTATTACCTTTATAAAATTTTGCAATATAATAAGTACTAACACTACCATCTTCACCTTCAATAAGTTGTAATTCTTTCTTTTCAATATCAGAAGGGAATATATAAATTAATGAAGGTAAATTAATCATTTCTATTTTACTTTTTATACCTTTTTCATTAGTTACTCGAGCATTTAATAAACAAAATACTCGTAAACTAGTTCCATAATTTTCTGCGAGTCTTGATTCGAAATAGAACTCAGGTATATAAATTTCTAAATATTGACCTGTGAAAATTAGGTTTTCTCCATCATCTCGCAAGTATTCTTTTAACATTATATCACTTCCTTTACCATAACTTATTATATGTTTGTTATGAATAAAAAAATAAATTAGAATAAAGTATATAGAAATATACTTTATTCTAATTTAATAAATTTTATATATAGAGATCTAAAATTCTTGTTATAGATGAAATAAATTTATTTTTAGTTTCTTCATCTTTGAAAGTATCTGTATATAGTGATTTAACATGTGTTGAAAGCTGAGTTAATAGAATACCGTCCGTTATTCTATTAGGTTCACTTCTATGAGCAAAATACTTAATAACAATAAAAAGAAATAGATTTGGATATTGATGATACTTTTCTGGCAATCTACAATTAATTTCTAAATTATTAAAATTTGTAAGATCTGTTTTAATTTTTAATTTTGTTAAAACTTTTGAGTACTTCTTATAAAGTACTTGGGCAGTTTTATCATCTCGATAATCTCTTAATGTATTTTGAATACTATATTTTTTACAATTATTATATATAGTATCTAATATTAGAGCATCATCAAAATAATAGATCATTTTCTGAATCCTGTTACGAGTATCATCATCAGCGGCATTCGCCAGATCTTTATCAAGTTTTTGTCTTAGAAATGTGCTTATATCACCAAATGTTTGAAGAAGTTTTTTCATTTCATCTTCATGACTTTTCATTTCTTCTTGTATTTTATTTATAGCATTATCCAATTCATCCATTGCCTTTTTAGATTCAATATTATAGATTAAAAAATCTCTTTTAAAACTTAATTCAGTATCAGGATTATTACCTAAAGTAATAACTTCATCATTAATAGTATAAATACCGTTAATATCTTCATCTGTCATTGTCTTGATATCGTCAACAGTTTTTCCATTAACTTTTTCATTTATATTATTAATTATATCTTCATCATTAATTACTTTAATCTGATTTTCTTTTATACCATTTTGAATAAGTCTTAGATCTTCAATCTGTTGTAAATTTTTAAATAATCCTATTGCTTCTTCATCATTTAACTCTTCAATATTATTCATAATTTCCAATTCTTGATTTTCCATTTTTAATTCCTCCAGTTTTTTATTTGCTTATAATTTTGTATCTTACTTCATTTTGTATTTCATCAATTATATCATCATTATCATCTATTAAAATTCGTAAATAATTATATGTAAAATTATTTCCAATTTTACCTTCATTTATTAAATTACGTATTTTCTTACCCTCATAATTATCATTATCACAAGCATATTTAACAAAATCAATTGAATCAATATCTAGATTCAATATAGATGAAATAATGCTTGAAATATTTGATATTATAACAATATCATCTTTATTTTTGATCTGTTTCTTAGCATTTATAGTAGATACATCTTTCTTTTTAGATGTTGATTCATAATCTTCTACTATAGATTTCTTATTTTCTTTTATATATTTATAAATATAGCTACTAACATTCTTTCTATATCTTAAAATTAAAAAATTATATAATATTTCACCATAAGTTATAATTTCACTATTTGTAACATCTAACAGATCAAAATCTAATTGAAATTTATTATCGATATAATTAATTATTTTTAAGTAAAAACTACTTAAAAAATTATTTATATTTTGTATTTCATCTTCATTATCTTCATAATCTTCTTTAAGTAATTCACATTTTTCTGTAACGATTGTTGTATAATCAACACTTGTACTAAGCGGATCATCTATTTGTTCTTTTATGTTTTCCAATATTACTTCTATTGGAAGTTCAGCTAGTAATGAATCAACATCTTTATCATTACTCAATTCATATTCTTCATTAAGATATCCAGACATTTTTTATTCCTCCTTAGAAAAATAAATATAATATTTTAACTTTGATTAAAAAAATGTTATTCAGTTAATAAAAAAAAATTATATATAAGATTTTTTAAATCTTATATATAATTTATAAAATTATTTATTTAATTCATCAAATATACTTAAGTCAATATTCCCTTGTTCATATGAACCGTCATCATCATAACTTTGTACATTATTGACTGTTTGTATCATTTGATTTTCTCGTCTAGATTGCATTGAATGTCTACGAATTTCTTCACGTAATAATTCATCAAAATCTTTTTGATCTTTTGTTACTGTATTAGCAAAGTGTTGTCTTTGTTCTTCAGGTAATTCATGAATAACATCTTCAAAAACTAAACCTTTATTTCTTTCTTCTTCCCCAGGTATATAACCTTTAACAATTCCAAACCTATGTAAATTTTTTCCATGATAATAAACATATAATGCTATTAAATAAGACATTACAGAGTCATCATGAAACCCAGGTCCTGCAACAATTTTACCATGCTTATTACAAATTAATCCGAATAGATCATTAATAATATTAGCAGTAACAAATTTATCTTTATGCTCTTTAATATGTGCATCAAGAAGACCAAACATAATAGCTCTAGATTTTTCTCCTGTCCATACACCACGTATTCTTCTTTTTTCTGCCTCACGACGTAAAAATCCTTGAGGATCTAATCTATCATCTATTTGAATAAACTCTTTACTTGTATCATAATAAAGATTGTTAGCAATTGTTGATTCCATTAAGGCAGATATAATACCTTCACCTTTATTTTTTTCTACACATAATATTGCTCTAGGAATATAATTACGTACCAGTGTAATAAGAAGATTATTAAATTGTGTTATACTTATAAATGGTGATTTAAACTCTGCAACAGGTTTAAGTGTATAAGGATTCATAATTGTTAAAGCTGCATTGTCTCCTTTACCACCACCATCGGCAGGGTCAACCCCTACAATATAAGGTATATCCTTTTTTAATGGTTCATATACATCTAATATAAAGTGTTGATTAATGGTTATTTGTTCTCTTATTTTTCCTTTTAATTCATTAATAGCTTGTAGATCATCAGCATCATATGGTGATTGTGACGAACCACGTATTCTTTGTAAGAATACTTCTCTTTTAATCTTTTTAACATCATTAAGAAGAAGTTGACATATTTTTCTAAACCATTCTTCATCTTTACCCAACTGTTGATACTGATATTCTATATATAGAATTCTACTTTCAGAATTCTTAGTAAGATATTCTTCAATATTATCCTTAGACCAATCATAAAACATTTCAGTAAATTTAGCTGTAGTATTAACAATTTCAAGTGCATCATTACCAGATTGAGTATCTAAATCTCCAGGTGTTGATGTAAATATACGACAATGAGGTGCACCATTTCTTTCGGCATTAGCTGAAGCTGTATTAAACGCAGGACCAGCTGCTTGAACAATGGTTTTTATGAAACTTGTAAATTCAACTTCATCATAGAATTGAATTGGTTGTGTATTCGTTTATTCACATATATTCGTTAAATATATGTAGTTATTAAATAACTTCCCTAAGTTTCCTTAGGATACTAGACTATATCTTCATCCTCTATAAAGAGGAGATCTTCATTTCGAATTCACTTGAATTCTACTTCCATAAAGGAATAGTCGTTGAACTTTCTAACTTATTAGTTAGATTAGCTGCGTGGTTACCCAATTCTTTAAGAATATAAGGGACTTCCCGCAATTAAAAGAGATTTATAAATATACATTACTGTATATTGTGGCATTATTTTACCACGACCGATTTTTTCGGCAGATTCAATAGATGTTGCTTTTGCTTTTGTAACTATTTTATTATTAGTTACAACATTTGTTAATGTTTTTACATTATCTTTTCCTTCTAATATTTTGCCATCTTCACTGAAAGCTATTTTACATTGTAAATAACTAGGTAATAAAGCTCTTTGATCTTTTAAACGTTCAAGATTGGTATTAGCATCTTCTTGTGTTTTATTTAAAAACATAAATTCTGATGTTGTTGTACCAAAGATAAATGCCCATAATAGAATAGCTAGAGTTGATTGTGTTTTGCCAATCTGACGAGGAATAACTAGATAATGATCTATACCATTAATGAAACACCAGGTTGCTGCTAAATTAGCTCTATTTAATTGATATGGTATACCTGGCCCACCCTGTTCAGGTATTCTAGCAACTTCTCTTAAAAAATACCATGGATTAACTACACATTCTGTTGATATTCTCATTTTTTGTTCTTCAGTTAAAAAGGGAGAGTATGGATCCACTCCCCTTAAACTTTTATCATTTAATCTTAAAAAGAATAAACAATTTTTAATTCCAAGATTTTTTAAATCAACAGCAGTACGTAAAAAAGATAAATTTCTTGTTCTTTTATCAATAGTGAAATCCAGTTTCAAGGCTACTCACCTCAACCTTCATATCCTTTTGGATATTTAATGAAAACACCATATTGTTTATCTTTTATTTGTATATTCAAAACTTTATTTCGCATTTTCTCTAAGTCAGTTTTATAACCTTGTAATGTATATTTAGATTGTTGGACCTTTTCAGTTTGACCTTTACTTATAAATTCCAACCCAGTGTTAACAATCTCCAATATATCATATATACGATCAAGTACATATATTTTATCATCATTATTTTGGATTTTATCAACCTCTATAGATATCATATCTATATCGGATTGTGATACTTTTTTAACTTTACCCAAATTATCAAACCATGTCAGTAAAGATTCGTTAACAATCTTTGTACAAAGATTAATTGTATTTTGTTCTGTTAACATCTTTAAATAAGTATCATCTTGCTTACTACCAAAGAATGATTGTTTTATATCTATGACTATCTTCTTCATATATTTACTAGGATTTTTAATTAACTCAGTCTGTAATGTTTGTTTCAACTTAGTTTTTCTAAATTGAAGTTCACCAACATTTATAAGAGTCCAATTAACAACTGATCTTATTTCATTATCTATTTCAGCATCAGTTCTATCAACTAAACTATTACCTTTACTAGCTATGAGTTTATTTATAAATTGATCTAGCTCATCTCCATAACCCATTTTAATAGTAAATTTATCAGCTTTTACTTCTGCATTTGAAAAATGGAAATTTTTAACTGCACAAGCATCAGAAATAGGTAAACGAAAAAGTTTATTTATTTTTGGGTGTGTTGACAATTTCTTAACAGCATAATTAGCATTCATTAATTCAAATCTTAGTATTTTATTTATTTTCTGAGGTATTGTATTAGACGCTATTACATGACCAATTTCATGCATCATAACAGCTACAATTTCAGCTGGATTAGCATTTAAATTATTATCATATAATAGTAATGAATCTATTTCAATTGTCCAATTTTGACAACCTCTCCATAATTCAACTATAATATCAGTATGTGGTTTTTGTACCATTATAGTTTGTATCATTTGATCTATTAAAGTTTGATCTGGATAAACATTCATACCAAAAAATTTATTAGTATCATTATCTATTATAGTTAATGAAATATTTAAATCTAAAAATCTTTTCAGTACAGAAGCGATTTTATTAATATTTTCATGTATGTCAATCTTTTGTTTTATAGAAAAAAAACATTGTTCTATTAATAAAAGATCTCGAGGTTTTTTATTCATTCATATCCTCTCCTTTCAATGTAAAGATAATAAAAATAGGGAACTCTTCTTATAGAAGAGTTCCCATTATTTTTTATTATGTTGTTCTTCAACAAACAGAAATTATTTTGGAGCTCGTATACCAAATGTATTACCAGTGAGTATGAATTCACCTTGAACAGGAAGAACTTCTGTAGTTATATAACGACTAACACCCATAATATTAGGTATATTAGGTGTCTGTGGATTTCTATAAACATTTTCAATATTCATTGAATATTTATAGTGTTTAAATGTAATTGTTTCTTTGCTCAAAGGATAAGCAACTACTCTCAATCCTTTATCTTTATTAACCTTCATTGAGCTTATAACATGGATTCTATTCTTATTTCCAGTGAAAACACCGAAACTATAATCCAATTGAACTCCACCGATCTTATCGTCTTCATCTATTACCCATTTAACATCATCTTGAATAAGGCTAACATTAATTGGATGTCCATAAACAACAAACATCAGATCTGAAGTTCTAAGCTTATCTTTCAATTCATCAATAAGCCTGTTAAGATTAAATTTCAATTCAGTATTAATCCACATTGAAGGAGTCTGAAGTGTATTCGGTGGTGGAACACAGCTGAATTCAGCAGATTCAACAAAACCGTTTTTATAACCAAATGGAAGGTCTTTCTTTGTTTTCCATTTTGCCAAACTATCATCAAGGAAAGTAAGAACTGAACTATCTTCAAAATCAGTTATTGTACGTGACATATCCGAAATTATTTCAGTTGTGATATCAATATCAAATAGTGCTTTGTAATCTTTTATTCTTTCGATAGTTAAACCAGTGTTAATTCTTGGCTTACCATCTCCGATTTTCCATTCCAAAACCTGTCTTTCTCTGTCAAGTTCAACAGAGTCAACATTATTTTCATTGCTTAATCTTCCACCGAATTGTACTGATTTTATTTTACCAGCAGCACATGCCACAGTTACTTTACCAGCATACTGATCGACAGTACCAGAAATAACATCAACTACAGTTGTAGCAGGTGTATCATCACCAAGAGCTGTTATTTTAGCAGAGAAATTATTATTTGATCCGAAATCTGGTTGAACATTCAAGCCATCAATTGTTTTAAGTACTGGATCTGCATCTTCTCCAGGAACTTCTATTTTAACAGCTTTTATGCAGAAATCATATCCCAAACTATCTCTAGCTTCAAGACTTCCACCTGAAAGATTCAATATTGGAAGATCCATCTGAGGAACAGTGAACCATTTATCATCTATTGCTTTACCTGATGCAACATCAACAACCCTCTTATATGTATCATCCCAGAATATATCAGGAATATAATATTTTTCACCAGCCTTATCTTTAAAGAACTTTCTTTCAAAAGCAACCTTTACGATAGGCTTAGTGGGTACTTCTGTCATAACTATATCCTTTGCATGACCTTCGATAAAATTCTTTTTAAGAATTGGAAGAGATATACCAACTATTGGTGCCAACTGACCAATTGCAGATGACTCTCTAAGAATATCATATGCAGAGTTTTCAAATAGTTGTTCCATTTTTGCTGGAATTGATGCATAATATGGATCATCAAAGTTTTCATTTAAAACATCATTCAGCAATAACTCTTTATAATTTTCTTTGAGCACATCTATGTTCAATATCTTTCCAAGATCGCTTATAGGATTAACTTGTGCCACATTTGTCATACTTTCAACAAGATATTTAAATCCATCCTTAAAATCTTTATGTTTATCTGTATTAAACGCTCCGACAGTTTCTGTCTGACTGTCTATGTATTCATACATATGAACACTTCCTTTCTCAGTATTTTTTATATATTTGTTTTATTTATTAGTATTAAAAACACTCACTTTTTTGAGTATTTCTAAATTTAATTTAAAAGCTTGAATAAAATAATTATATTGATATAAATTTTCTACATATTTATTTGAATTAAAACGTATGGTTATAAAATCAAATAACTTATCTTGAAGCACATTATAATTATTTATAACCTGACTAACAATGCGACTAGTAAAAATATTTGGTGTATCTATTTTAGTTAATTTCTTAACTGTATTTTTTATTGATTCATATAAATTAATAAAATCATTAATTAATAATTTATTTTTTTGATCAGAATCATCATCATTGTTATTAGATGGGTCATCTGGATTCTTATTAGTTGGATCATCAGTATTGTTTTCATTATCAATGTCATCTGAATAGTTTGTATCTTCATCTTCATCAGTATTGCCATCTGAAGGTTCCAATTCACTATCTTCAGTTTCAACTCCATCTGAATAGTTTGTATCTTCATCTTCATCAGTATTGCCATCTGAAGGTTCCAATTCACTATCTTCAGTTTCAACTCCATCTGAATAGTTTATATCTTCATCTTCATCGGTATTGTCATCAGCATTATCATCGGGGGTACTTGTATTACCATCAATATTTGTATCATCTTCTGGAGTTGGATCTTCATCACCAGGATTATAGTTTGTTTTGTCCTCTTCTTTTTCTTTAGGAGGTTTTATAACTATTTTTTTCTTCTGAGCTTCCATTAATATATCCAGGAAATCTTTCATCAATATACCTCCTTTCTTATTTAATCAAGACGATATTTAATGCGAGTAATATCAGATTCCATTTTATTCTTTAATCTTATTAATTGATATTTAGCCTGTTTATCGGAATTAATACGGGCATCTTCTATTTTTTCTTCACAAATTTTTAATTCAGTTTCTAATTCATGTAGTAATTCTCTTCTAACTTTATTATCAAGATGTTCATCAATTGCAAAACCAGTTATTAAAGTAACAGCAGCTATAGCTGGATTAATAGCCCATAAAACTCTTAAACCGATAGCATTACGAATAATTCTAAAAAGTTTTACCCTTAATGTTCCTTCAACAATTCTTTTTCTACGTTCATCTTTATCCATCTTTTTAATAGAATCAAGAGTAGAATTAACAAAATTATCTACATGACCGGCTGCTTTTTTAACAGCAACAGTTACATGTTTAGCATTAGATTGAAATTTTCTTACACTATGCATTGCACCTTGTGCACCTTTTTCAACTTTTAATGCTCCTTTTCTTAAAGTATCCTTAGCAGCTTCAGTTAATGAATCTAAATCACTATTTGTTTTTGGATAAAACATATCATATAGTTCATCGACTTCTTCTTCAGTCATTATGTTGAATCTTTTTCGCTGAATTGTATATACAATTTCTCTGAATTTATTATCATTATTTCCACAACAATCATCCATTGAATCTATATCATCAAGTAATTTCCACAATTGATAAATTACATATTTATAATATTTTTCAGTTGTACTAATAATATTATTAAATTTTGGAATTAATTCATTATCCATCATACATTCTTCAAAACAAAAATCAACAAAAGAAGAATTTAACTCATGCTCCAAATGATCGAGTATATCATCTACTTCTTCAACTGTTAAAGATCCATTTTCTGTACTAGTTACTGGAATAGGATTCATTGTTGATACATTTTCTTTTACAGGTTTATCTGATAAATATAATTGTAATCTCTGTTTACAATCCTGTAAAATTATTATGTAATTTTCATATATAAGTGTCATATCTTTATTTTCTTTAGTAACATTCTTTTGATTTTGTAATAATCGAATTTGTTTATCCAATAAAGAAATAACAATATTACCAAATTTATTGGTTATTTTTTCTTCTATTAATTTATTAATAACTAATAATGGTAAAGAAAAAATAGTTTCAATAGTATCTTCAGATAAATCAATATTCAATGATAAAATAAGTGATGTATTTTTACTAAGTAACATCTCAGTATTTTTCATTGTTTCATTATTCTTAAATGTATTAATTTGTCTTAAGACATCTACAAATAATAATGAAACTTGTGGATCATAGTTAATATTACGTATTAGATAATCCAAATTAGTTTCTATATCAGTTTTATAATTAACATTTGGTACATTATTATTTAATTGATACTTAATATCTTCTTTTATATAATCATTAGATTCATAAAGTGATATTAAATTATCAATATTATCAACACATTCTGTTATACTTTTCATATGGTCTGGACTTATTTTTTTTGTATTATTAAACTGATTTAAAAAATTATTTAAACCCTCTTTTTGTGTTTTTAGCTGATTAGGTGTTAACTCATTAGAACGTATTACAGATAAAAAAAAATCAGAACCTGATTTTGATTCTCCATAAATATATTTAGAATGTTCTAATATTTGTTCTAATGGTAAATTTCTTACATAATTTCTATATTCTAAAATATCAGCTATATTACTATTCTCAGTTAAGGATTCAAATTTATTTTTAATAACAGGACCCGTTTTATTACGTAATATTTTTTCGTAATCAATTGGCATCTATATCACATCCTTATTATTTTTTTATTAATTATTTGTTTCAATAGAAAAAAATAAAGTCTATTTTTTATATATACATTTTTCCATTCATTAACAATAATATAATAAAAGTGATATAAAAGGAAGTGAACATATGAAAAATGAAGTAATTGCCTGTCTTTTAATGGAAGCGACAACTGAACCAGTTAAACCTTCCAAATTAAAAGTTTTTAATAAAGATAGTTTATTTTATTTACGTTTTGAAACTAATCTTCAAGATTTTAATATTCAGAATAGAAATAGAAGAATATATATGTTAGAACCTATGAGAGAATCTTTAAATGCACCACATATTCAAGAATTAATTCGTCAAAAAACTTGGTTTGGTGAAGCTGGACACCCAGATACTGATTCTCCAAAACGTATTTTAACAATTAATCCTTTATTGGTTAGCCATAAAATTAATAGTTTTTATTTTTCTGGTCAGACTTTAAAAGGTGAAGTTGAAACATTAGATGATTGTAATGGGCCTGGAAAAAGAATGACTAATCTTATTCTTCAGGGTATGGAGCCAGCATTTTCATTAAGAGCATTAGCACAATTAATGAAACGTGGAGATGGTACACAGGTTGTTAATAGTCGTGCTCATATTGTTGGTTATGATTGGGTTATTTTACCTAGTCATAAAGTAGCATATAGAGACACCTCTAAACCAATAGAAAAAGTTATTCAAGATATAGAAGTAACTGGAAATAGTGTTCAAGAATCTGTGTTATTACCTGTTCAGGAAGCACAAATAATTGACTTTATTAAGACAGAATCAAAAAATGTTAAGGTTATTTCTAATGTATATGAAGTAGCAGCAGAATCAATGACTTTAACAGAGGATTTAAAACATGTTGTACTAAAAGAAAATGGTAATACATATTTCATTAAAATTGAAGAAAAAATAAAGAAAGATATCACAAGATATATGTCAAATTTATAAAAAAAAATAAAGGTATGGTAATTACCATACCTTTATTTAAAATTTAAAGGGGTGAATTTTATGATGAATTTAAGTGAATTATTAACTGCGATAAAAATGGATCTAGGTATATATGGATTGGCTTTACCTTTTCCCGATGGGGATAATGCTTTATACGGTGTTTTAAAATTAAAAACTTTAAAAACATTTAGTTTATTTTGTCCTCAGGTTATGAGGATTTCATTAAATCTGTCTGAATTAAAAAATCTACAAAATTTTTATACTGAATCTATTTATGAGATACCAGATATATTTGGTGAAAGATTAATTTTATTTATAAGAAAAGTAACACCAAGAAATAAGATGTTTGGTTATGGATTTACATCACCTGTATTCGATGGTGATATAAATACATATAACAATATGGCTATGACACAGGCAAGTGCTAATTTAATGTCGATGGCTGCTCCAGCTATGACACATAAATTCACAGCACCTAATTTGTTACATCTTTTTAATACAGCTTCTTCTTATAATGAAATAGATGTAGAATTTGCATTAGAACATGCACCTAATATGTCTACTATAACTCCAATGAGTTGGGATAGTTTTTATGAATTATCATTATTAGATATTAAAAGATTTTTATATAATACAATGAAACATTATGGTGAAATTCAAACAGCTTATGGTACAATTAATCTAAAAATAGATGATTGGGCATCAGCTGAAGCAGATCGAAAAGATATGCTTGAAAAATGGAAAGATCTCTATCATATGGATATATCTGAACAATTTATGATAATATAAGAAAAAAATAATATATAGAAGCATAAACTTCTATATATTATTTTTAAAGGAGAATCAATTGTCATTATCAGTATCCGCTTTATTGACAAAGTCATCTGGGCGGTTATTGTTTTGATTTCCTCTATTAAAGTTATTATTGTTGTTATTGTTATTATATTGGCGGTTGTCTCTGAAATTATTATTGTTGTTATTTCTATTGTGATAATTATTATTATTATAATTATCACGTCTGTTATCTCTGTATTTATTATTGTTATTCCTATTATTATTGTTGTTATTGTTATTATATTGGCGGTTGTCTCTGAAATTATTATTGTTGTTATATGGACGATTATCTCTGTAGTTATTATTGTTATTATGATTACCCATATTAAACTCGCCATTTAAACTATGAAAGTCGTCATCTTCAATGAGATCGCTATCAAAAGTATTTTCATTCTCATCATCTTCTTTATAAGTCTTCTTATCTTTTTCATAACTTCTAATTGTATAATTAGAATAATTTTTTAATGATGCTA